ATACTACAATCGCATATCTCTTCCAAGGTTGTAGATGAATTGGTTCATCAAACTCAAAAGTTGTAGGTCTAGACTGTACAGTAGAGAGAATAGGTGTAGTACCAATCGCATCAACATCGCCGGGATTCTTAAATACATGAGAATCTGGCACAATAACGTTTTGAGAAGGTTTACCATTCTCTACTGGACGTATGTGTATGGACACGGGAAGGTTACCCGTATCTTTCGAACGGAAGTATAACTGAAGTTTGGTCAATACCAATCCATATGGGTTGTCGACATAAAACGTCTGTGACAATGGATTTTCAGGTGGTGCAATAGGATTAACTTCAGTAGACGCTTGGTGATTGAGATCCACACCAATGTAGTCTGACAAAACTGTAGACATTGTGTTTTTGTTGTCAATGTTACGCAGTTCTGTTGTAGTTAATGGAATCTGATTGGTACCGAATCGACCAGATACTTTAGGTTCTGTTATCAAAACATTACCCGCAGATACCGCGTCCAGTCTTTCCTTCTGTTCTTTAGTAAGGCGAGTCTGTGCCCTCTTACTCAACCATGAATAAGGATGTGGGGAATCTGGATAACGGAGATACTTCCAAATATTCAAAGAGTGTATCGCGATACCCATTGCTGCATAGTAACAGAATGCTTTAGACCCTGCTTCACCCCAATCGGGTTTGTCAATGTCTAACAACATGAACTCTCTTACACCTGCACGGAATCTACGTTGAGTGAAGTACTTGGCACCGGCTTTCTTACCCCACTTCTTAATTGCCTTTTCGCGAACTGCACGGACAGAAGGTATGAAGTAGGAACCAATGATCTCACCGTTTGCATCAGAGATTAAATCAGAAGATCCCTGTGGGTGAGCAGCAATGTTCCATCCATAACGGTTACCCCAACCATCGGTACGATCAGACCAACGAACAAACGTCGACTCTTCACGACACCACTCGGATACTTTCATACCATCAAAGAATGGAGTGAATCTAGTATTGGGTTTCAATCCCTTCGCGTGGAAGAAGACCTTACGTGAACGTATGAATGGAATGAGTGCAAGATCGACAGTCCTACCAGCGTATCGTTTGCGAATTGCAGCGGACTTAATCGATCGAGTTATAAGACCGACACGACCCTGCCAGTTCCACTGCCAAGAGTTCCATAAAAACGCTTGATTGGTGGATAAGTTTTCAGAACCTTCAATTGCACGGTTTGCATTTGTCTGAGTATCTTTCCATTCGTCAGAAGACGGTGACATCTTGAGAGTACCGGTATTCTGTACATGTCCAAACGGGTTGACTTTAATATGATCAGATGCAAGTGACTGGAATGCCCACTCTGCGCTATCATGGTTCAAGTATATGTTGTCACCTATTTTAGTGACACCCGTAGACAATGAATTGTTGAACATAAGTCTTATGTTCTCTTCTGCCGCTTTAGGGTAAATAATCTGGGCATCTGGATCTAGTGACGCAGAATAATCTACGTTCTCAGTGTCTGACGTATCGTGATCTGATTGATCGTCTGATTGATTACCAATCGCGAGTCTTTCTTCTCCCGCACTATCCAAAGAAGGACTTAAAAGGTTACGTAACTCTAGTATAGATAAAGCTGTAGATTCTGATAATGCATCAACCTTATCCTCAAGGTTAGATATATCCTTCATAGTATAATGTCTATGTTCTACTGGATCGAAAGATAGATCCTGACCATTTAACGTATTAGGATTCATTTTTATCTTGTACAACTCTAACGCATTTTCTGGCGTAGGTTTGAACTGTGGATCTGCTGCTTGGTTACCCATCAACAACTGCAACTCACCTTCTTGAGTCAACAATAACTTATCTGCACGGGGCAGGTAGTAACTAATGTCTGCGGTAACATTGTCACCGTTCTTAGGAAGGAAATTGATATTGGCAAACGTACCATTGTCATTATCAGAACGGAAGTCCAAGTAATTAAATAGATTTACTTCATTACCAGTCTGATTTACGTGAGTAGGTATATCCCTATAGTTTATCGTGTTGTAAGATGACGCGGCAAAGAAGTCACCATCGTTGTTGTGGCGCAATCTCTTATAGTTAACATACAAGTTGTTGGGTGCACTGTCTTCCCCATTGTGGATCAGACGTGCACGTTGATAGAAGTTGTCTCTCTGACCATCGTCCAAAATAAAACTATTGAACATGTCAAGACCAGAAGAGAAAGTTGCTCTCACAGAGTCTAGTTCTGTCACATCAACATGATCAAACTCGTAGTAACAGTATGCAACGTCGTTATATACGTCAAATCCTGTCTGTTTGGTCAACGTGTCAGTGATACCAGTCAATTCAGTCTTGGTACGTACTGCACCAGTTTTCTGGACATAGTACAACACTTCAAGAACAACACCGTCAGCAACGTCTGAGAGAGTTATCTCACCATTAGATGCATTGACTGTGTGTGGAATAAAACCACGAGTAGTAGACGCAACAACCCAATTACTGGTGTCAACAAAAGATTCGCCTGCACCCAATACAGAAGAGATGTCAATCTTACTTGACGCAACTGTCTTACTTCCAACATGTCGTTGCACTTTCAAAACGATATCAGATATTGATTGGAGTCTATCCTGAGTCAAAGGCATCAACAAGGAGTTGTCTTGTGTGTTGAACAACTTCACATCACTGTCTGTTCCCGCACCATTGACCGCAGTGGATAACTTGTATAAGTTAGTTGTGGAAGTACCAATTGACTTGATATCAGTAAGGTCTTTATCTGAGTCGACATTGATATCAAAGACATAAATCTTGTGCGTTCCGTTGTTAGGAAGAGTAGATCCTTTTTCTACCGCACGTATTCTTGCAGTACCGATAGTATTACTACTTGGATCTGTCAGTGACGTACTTAGATTGACTGTCGCCATATCCAGATTAGGTAGACCTCGACCAGAATCTGCAACAAAATAGTTACCGTATTCAATAGGAACAATGTCGTTGTTGCGGTTGTCTGTAGTCTGAGGACGTGGGACTTTTAATTTAACGGGTGATGGAGTATCTACTCGATAACCATTGACATATGCACTACCGGTCGATACAATCAATTCCAAAGAGGAATCACCTGCAACCTCATCTTCGAAGTGAATCGTGTATGGGTTGACAATATAGTCACCCGACTCTTCTTCGGTACGTAGTGCAATGAGTTCGTTAATCTTGTTGTATGCATCACCCTCATCGACTTCCTCAACAATTTTTGAGTTCTCGACATTGGCAAGAAATACGAAAGTTTCGTCGCTTGCGATAGTTGAATGATCACATAGAATCAATCTTATTCTATATCGATCTGCGCCGGGTGATGCAGTATTAACAGCACCACCATTGTTATCATACAAGGACGCATCATCTGATACAGATATAACTTCTTGAACAACCTTAAATCCAATCGCCCCAGTAAAGGTTTGGGTGTATGGACTTATAATGAGGTTTTGTGTAGTTGCTTTTACAAATCGACCTAGTACAAAGAAGTCACCTGTTGCAACGTCAAACCGTACGCCACGACCAGATGCATTAGGAGTCTCAGTTACTAACTCGTAACCAGAACCGGACTGATCAAACAGAGTAACTTTGTCACCGAAACGATCAGGTAGACCGGCAACAACAGATTGATCAGTATTGATGTATTGGACATATAAAGTATCATATGTGAAACCCAAACCTGTGTTTCGTGGTTGTACTTCAAGTACTCTGGCTTCAAGACCAGTAACGTCATCTCTGAAAACCGTACCGACAGGAATGTTTGCAAATGCAGAACCTGCATTAGTAGATGCGATCTTGACAAACTCGTGAGCTGCGTTGATTGCCATTCCACCAGAACTAACCGCTGCACCTTCTTTAAAGATGTTACGTCCAAAACGACCCATCTCTTGATAGATCAGACTTTGAAGTTGAGTTAACTCTCGTGCTTGAAGTGCCCTACCACTGTTAAATAGTATTTGATGAAATCCCTTATCTTGATCGAGATCGTCATCATAAGAACCACTTAACGTCGCAGATGTAAATGTAGTTGCCATTTTTGTCCCTTTACTTTGTTCCCAAATCAATTACGATTCGGAAATCTTCGGTTTGTGTGCCTGATCGTAGTATAGCGTTGTTGAGGTTATTTATGTACATTAAATCACCCGAATATCTGTCGAAATCTGGTTCAACAATTGCATCAATGAACTTTGTTTTTGAAGTATTCACTGTAGTGATTGTTGTGTTAATTTCGAACTCTCCAAACCCCGTAGAGTCATTCTGTATAAAATACAGTCTGTTGTTTGAGTTGTCGTGCCAAAAAGTCTTACCCTTAGCACCTGCTCCGCTCGAACTAACGAAGATCTCATCTGCATCAAAAATGTCGCTGCCAGAACTAACTGTGAATGAGTGCATCGCAGTTCCTACGTTGCTAGTGTACTTTGCAGTTGAATCCAGTTGCGTTATATTACTTAACAGAACGACCTGTTTAAAATCATTTGCGGGGTCTGCGAGAGGTAAAGTAGAACCCTCATCGTTCTGAATAGTGTTCTGTAACATGATCTTACCTGCACACAGAGACGACACCGGATCTTTATTGATACCACCTTGTGGTGCAATGATTGGTCTGAATACTGCACTGCCCGATCTTGTAAAGTCGGATGGAATAATCTTCGCATAGTCATAACCACTACCGTGGAGCAGATTGCTGAACTTGTCCGAATCTAATTCAATTTTAACAACCTTACCGTCATCAATGGTTGCGGAGAATGCTGCACCGGTACCATTACCTTCAATATCTACCCGTGGAACAAATTGATAACCTGACCCACCGTCTACGATTGCAACACCAAGAAGTTCTCCTTTGATGGCGTTAGTCTGTAGAGATTTCTGTTCGATAGTTTCTGCAATACTAGCCGTACCCTTAATAACAGAGACAGGCATGAACTCAGATGTTTTAAAATTGTTTACAGCACCACCAGACATCCTGTACAAATATCTCCAAAGATACCCGTCACCGGTAGGGAATGTATTCTGTATTCCGTTATATGCAGTTGCAATTTCGACAGTAGGTTCTACCGTTGATCCAGTCGCAACACCTGCACTATTCTTTCCTTGTTCTATGACCATAAAAACTTCACTATTACTATTGGCAACATAGAAGTTAGAACGATTTGTGTCGTTATTATCGTACTGATTGTAAGAAGTACCCGAAATCCAGTCGTTTGTTTCCACAACAAAACTGTTTGCAGAAATTGATTTGACAAAATGCATTTCATTTCTTGTCATCATTTGATCATGTAATCCCGCAGACGAAGAATCACTACTGGATAAACCAATGTAATATCGATCACTGTCACCGTCCAAACTATTTTTGAACTGGTTGATCATTACCTTTCTGCCGTCGGATGTTATTGAACTGGTCGTCATGTAACTTACACTCTATTGTTTGTTTATCTATTTATAATGAATCTGTCAAGATAGCATTCGCAAATGATGATGCAGCATCATATCTTAGAATGTTATTTCGCAGTGGCGTTATTGTAGCTTGATTAGCGGGAGTTGCAACAATTTTAACATGATCCCCACTTGTTAAAGAGATAATAAAGTTCTCTAGGTTCAATATTCCAGTCGCAGCATCATATGTGCCCACATTGTCCAACGCGAGTTTACCTGCCGTGTAACTGAACAACTCAAGTACATTAGAACTCAGACGATTACGTAAGTAACATGTCTCACCTTGATATCTGAAGTTCTTTGAGATAACTATGTGTTGAGTGTCATCCGGTGCAGCAATCGACGTAGGATAGTACACTTTGTAGTTGGTTTGACCGGTAACAGGTTTAAATCTGTTTTGCATCTTTATCTCTGCACGAGAAGATAACACGGATGGATCTGTGTCGTCGATCTCTGTCAGTAGATTAGAACGACGGAATGACTGGTCAAAGTCACCAAGGTTCGCATCAAAATGAGTCTGCATAGTTGTCTTGACGTTGTTCTGAACCGAGGATTGATTTAATGCAGTCAAGTTCTGATTGTACTGGAAGAAGGTCTGTACCTCAATGAATGTCTCAATAGGGTCTACAAACTCAAGACTAAAAGTGACCACTGCGAGATCCTTCAAAAGAGAACGAATACCATCCTTAGTTGTCTGTTTTAGAGTCGCATCTTCAGATGAGAATACTAGTGACGTAAATACTGTACCATATTGAGGGGGTACGTTGTCTTCTCCACCCCATGTTTTAACGTCTGTTACGATGTTACCATATTCACGTAGTATCAACGAAGAGTAATCTTCTGCGGTCACTGCACGATTCTGTGCAGCATACTGATAGGGTGCATTCTTACGAATGGACTCCAAGTCTTCTTTTAGTGATCCACCAGATGAGATGGTTGTTGTGGTAATCTGGACTTCTTTCCCATTGATGCCACTGTCTGGTGTGAATGTTCTTGCACCATTTGCCTCTGGCCCTGCGGTGATGTCATAGACGACCTCGATTCTATTCCCAGACTGAGGAGAAAGACCCAAGGTAGTACCGTTAGAAAAAGTAATTTCATACGAACCATTAGGAGTCTCCTTGATCACGAAGATCTTAGATATTGAACTAATATTAGTAGTTGTGTTTAGGTTAGTATATACGTCATATGAAGAAGTCGAAGTGTCATTATACACCCTAACCTCTACAGTGTCAAGGTCTAATCGTGACTCAGGTATAACGTACGAGTCATTCTCTGCAACGGGGCCAGCAATAAAGTTCTTAGTTCTTTCAGTTCCTTCGTATATTGCAACATTGGTGTTTGCATTGACTTGAAAGTAGTATAGACCATTTCCATCATCGGTTCCGGTCAACACGTCACGTGTCTTAAATGTAAACGACTTGTTGTCTACGGTAGTGGTGAACTGAAAACCTTTAGGCATAGAGATAGACGCGGGGCGAGATACGTCAGACGAATAGTCCAGATACATTCTCAGAACCGCAAAGGATGCGTTGCGAGAAGATACCGCGTACCCAAGTGAACTCGCAAGACCGACCAAAGAAGATCTCAACTGTGCAGTGGATATGAAGGACTCGTTCAATGCAAAGTTTGCAAGCAGTGCATTATAATGCGTGTTGTATGCAAGAACGTCCAGTAAGTTTGAGACACCAGAAGCTTCGAAATTGTAATCAGCAAACTCTTCCTTTTGTGCGAGGAATAACTTGAGATTATTCTTAATTCCGTCGAAGTCTAACTCTGTTGACTTGATTGTTGTTGCCATTTAATTTGTCTCCATAAAACAATTGCGTTGAGTTGTTTTATTCATTGCTTGTTGTGCCCAGTCCAATTCTTGGATTATCCTTTGATACCATGCAGAGTCTATTTCGTTGTTATTCGGATTGTCTCGTTCTACGGCTAACTGTTCCATCCGCATTTCAATATAGTCCGATCTTCGAGATTGTCTTCTTCGCATAGTACCCTCTTATACTTGTTCAACTATTAATACGATTTCACCTTGTGTCAACAACTGTACTTCATCTGGTACAGTCAAGATTGCGCCAGGAATGATACCAAGTTCGTCTGTTCTTAATAACAACCCATCAAACGTAAGCATACGCGAACCAGCTTCAGATAATAAGATCTCATCTGGTGCTGGTGTTGTGGTGACTGGCAGAACAACAGGTAATGCACCGCCACCGTCTGCAATCTTGATACGTAATGTATCTGATACCTGTGAGTTAACTACTCTAAACTCGATAACTACCGATATCTCATTATAATTTGGTGTTGCAACTATCTTTAAATTGGTAATGATCGCACGTGGTTCAAACCGTTTTACTGCGGAACGAATCTGTTGAATCATTTTATCCGCAGTGGTTTCGTCCATCATTTCGAACAGTAGACCACCTAGGTCACCACCATATGCGGGTCTAAAAGGTTTCTCGAATCGATTGGTCAACAACAGATTTTTGAGTGATTGTTTTACTGCGGCAGCATCCGTTTTTCGTAAAACATCTCCATCACCAGACGCATATGTAGGTGCAATCCGAGCATCCAATGTCAAATCAACATCGGAAAACGTACGTTCTCGGGTGACTCTAGGACTCTTATTAGGGTCTTTGTCGTCTGGTGAAAATATCTTTGCCATGTCTCAGTGAAACCTTTTTCTTTTATTTATACTATTATTCAGGTAGTATCTCTAACAACTCGGACTGAGTTTGTAAAGTACCGTTGAATGTGGTGTTTATATCATAACCGAAAGAAACATCGAAATCCTCGCCCACCTTAGGCATAGAAACTAGTATAGTTGTGACCAAATCTCCATTAGGATCAAAGGTATCATACGCAAGTTCTATCTCATCATAATCAAGATAATCTTTCCAAAACACTGCGAGATCATAACTTTTGCGTGGATCACTCTTACCGTTCTTAT